CTTTGTATATTATTCTCTCTTCTTCTTTTTATATCTGGATATATTGTGTTATAGAAAGCCTTTCTAAACTGTCTACTATTAGTATCAATACCAGCTTGCTGAGCTCTATCTAACATAGCTGTAATCATAAGCTCATCAGCAGCATTATGTAAGTTTATAAATTCTTCTGAATCAGTAATATCTTTACCACCGTTTTCATTTATAAACTGTTGTCTAGCACCATAATAATTATCATTAAGCTCTCTTAAAATTTGCTTAAGGCTAGCATCTTCTGGTAGTGCAGCATTTCGAGTTCTTAGAAAGTTGATTGAATCTTCTGTATTCTCATTAAGTAGTTGACTGTTAAACTTAGCATCTTCTAAATTTAGTTTACCTTCAGCATCGCGAAGTGTAGCACTAGAGTTTTTATCTAAGAAGTCCATCGCTTCATTGATTTTTTCTTGTGCCTCCTGTCTTTGCTGAAATACTTTTATAGCTTGACCAGCTGACTGAGAAAAACTTGCCAAAGCCTGTAGGTTTTGTAAAGGAGTTTCTGCAATAGTTTTCTGTATTTGAGCCATCTCGTCATAGAATCGACGAGTGTCTTCTTGGTTTCTAGTGATCTGATCGTTAACTGCATTAGTTAGATCAGCTTCAGTAGCGGCATAGTTGTCTATACCGTAGCCGGGTATCTTGTCCCGTTCTCTACCTACGATAGTTCCGAATGATGATGTCATAATTTAAGCTATAAATAAAGAACTACCAGTGGTTAAGAAAGAGGCAGAAGTATTAGCAGCTGTAGTAGCTGACTTAGTAAATAAACCACCTAAACCAGCACCACCAAAGCCACTGTATATACTTGCTACACTGCTTGCTATCTGTAAAGCACCGCCTAGTCTGTTTGTAGGAGGCATCATCACAGGTGCACCGTATGCAGCTGGTATACCTAAAGCTTCTCGACCTTGAGCTTGTTGTGCTTGGAACTTACGTTTAGCACCTTCTTGAGCGTACGCCATATTACGACGTAGTACGTTATCTATAACTGATTCTACCTCTGATTGAGCTGCGAGTAATCCTTGATAGTTAGCTCGTCCAAATGTTCTGGATCTACCACCCTCATTGACTGTACCTTTTGATCTAAAGTAACGACGAGCAGCATTTTCTAACTGTTGTCTACCCTTACCTTGAGCAGCAAGAGCACTAGCATAAGCATCACTTTGATCTCGTGATAAGCCTATGACATTTCTATTCTGTGCTCTTTCGAGCTGTGTTTCTTTGTTAAAGAACTTAAGTCCTTCTTGGGCAAAAATAGCATCCTTTTGTCTAGCTCTTTCTCTAGCGGCTGCTCTTGCCCCTGCATTAGCGTCTACGCACACGGCAAAATTCAATAAATGTTACATTGTTTGGCCCATGTTTTAACTTACGTAAAAACTTAAAGCCTAGAAACTTGAGCAATCTAAGATGTGCTGTGTTTCTACTATCAACTATATTCCAGAGGAGGGGCTCTGTACGGCTATCGACATACCGTTTTGCCTCTCTTGCAAATGTAATTGGGTATCGGTGTATATCAGGGGTGCATAGCATCCATATATCACCATCTTGTCCTACTCCGGCCATGCCAGCAGTCTTGCCGTCAGGCACTGTAAAGTACACGTAGGATGGGTTGTGAGACATCAAAGAGGGTAGAAGGGCTGATGGTATCCCATGGCCTTCTTCGACCTCTCTGCGGTCATCTGAACGTAAATTAGAGGCAACCTGAGCAGCAGCCTCCAATGTGATTGGGTGTATGTATTTAGACACGTTTATAAAATCTGGGTGAATAGTCACCTTCCCACGATAACGCATGTAGCGTAGCCGGGGCGGGGTGTGTAGATTTAAGAATAATATCTACGTTTGTGTTTCGTTCGTATACTGGTATTGTTTTGATAAACTCTTCTAAGTAAGGTACTTCAGCAAGAGTATAAGCATCAAGCTCTGTAGACTCGTATACTTCATTGTAATCAGTTTTACCTATACGTTTTAAAGTAGTCTCATATAAGCCTATCTTACCAAAGTGTAGCTTAATTCTGTGTAATACTAATGAAGCATGTACATCAGCAGCAGAGGCTTTCTCAGTTACCTTAACCGGATATAGTCTAGGAATCTGAACTTCATAGTCATATACATAACCAACTGTTAAAGTGAGTCCTTCCCAGTTACCAGCTAAAGTAAATGAAGTACCAGACACAGCAGGTTTACCATATCTACCTGTACTATCTATAACTGCTAAAGCATATGTAGGTGTTGTAACGTTTGCTAACCAGCCCACATTACTGAAGGTGGTGCTGTCATCTGTTGGATTATAGACACCCCCAGAAACAGTAGTATAGTTATCCAAATGTAATAAAAAGTCGGCATCGTTCTTAGTTATAATGGGATCGTTTTCTTCTTGTATTAATTTTACAGTATGCAAGAAATGGTCTGTATCTAAAAAGAAATACTCATCGTCAATGACAAAATGGTATAGTAATGGGTTATTGAACTTCCATTTAAACCATGCAGCCTGCTGTCTCTTTTCTGCTACATTCAAATATTTATAACCTAATACAATATTTGAACCCGTCTTACCCAAAAATACCATAGAGTTTTCTCTTGAGTTAGTTAGTAAGTCTATATCTTTAGGTAGTAATGTAGGTACAATCTTACTTACTTCAACTATGTTAGGCTCTCCTTCACGTCTAATATTTGCCATTTCATTAAAGCGGCTAAACTTACCAGAGTTATCAACGTATGCTACAGTTGTACCGAGTGATATAGGAGCAATATCTTTGTTATAATTAAACGTAGCTACACTTCTTAACTTAGCTGTATCTGGGTTAAGAACTGTATCATCAGATGAAAGTAAAAACTGTTGATTGGTACTAAACACTAGAAGTCCTGTGTTCAGTTCGATACCATCAAACAGTTCTGAAGGAAACATGGAGGCGGCAGATATATCAATAGGGTCAGATGCTGATACAGTTAGAGCTGTCTTTATAAAAAAGTCAGGTTTACTAAGTGTACCCGGCCTCGATGTAATCACGTTTTCTCCGGACAATAAAACTAATCTATTACGAAAGAATAATACTTTATTAATACGTGATCCTACAAACGAAGGTAAAGGGTTAGTATTCTCATCACCTACTCTTCTGTCTTGAAAGACAAATGGTTTAACTGTAAATGTATCAATAGCAGTACGTTGTATAACAAGCGGCATGTTAGTAAGAGTCTTCGCTATTTTAGGTTTAGCACACTCGACCCAAGATCCGCTACCATTTTTTTCATTTTGACCTTCAAATTTCAGATAATAGTCATCCTCTTCTGCACGTAAAGAGTTAGATACTTTAACTATATAACCATCTCTACATTGATTAGGTAAATTTTGTACATCATTTATAGAGGATTGAAAGCAACGCATTAGGTCATCTTCAACAACTTCTAATTGAAACTTCTGTTGACTCGAAAAGTATATACCATTACCTATATGTGTAGCATTTATAAGTTGATTACCATTATCATCTTTTATCAATTCTACTTCTGCTATAATACCACCAATAATAGTATCAGCAGTAACAGCTGTATCAGCATCAAAAGGTGTAGGCTCTGGGCGTATAACACCGTCTCCGTTATTGTTAATATTAATGGTAGCATTAAGTACAGTAGATTCATGATCTTCTACACGTATTGTATAATCAAACCCTTCCATAGTTACAGTGGTAGTATCACCTGTAACCCATCCTTCACCTCCATGTAGTAATGTTACATCTGGCTGATAGCTACATCTATAGTCGTCACCTTGTGGGCCAGAGCTGCCACTGTAGTTAGGACTTACCCCCTGTTGGCCTAGAGTTGTGAGTCTAAATATTAAGTTTGTTTTACTTCCAGAATCTACACTAAATACTTCGGTGCCTATACCCGGACAAGAGCCTGTGCCATCAGACTCATCTAAAGTATTGCTGCTAATTTTAATACGTGTAGCACGAGTGACAGGTGTTTGCTCTGCATTTGTACCATGTAAATTGATACCATACTGTCTACCATTTTCAGTACGTATAAGTTCTAAGAACCCGAAGTGAGGATCTGGTGTATCAGTTGTAAATCCCGTTGTCCCAATGAGAGTGTTAGCATTAGTATCATCACGGCTATTAACAAAAGTTGT